CGTCGATCTGCGGGAATGGCAGGTACAGAGAGAGGACGGACGAACTTCGTTGGGTCATGAGCCCCTTCGTGCTCAGCATTCGTGCACAAGTACAACTCCCAGATTGCCCGTCTGTAAAATGCGGGAACTCGCAACCGCCCCTTACAGGGGTGACCGAGGCCACCCAAAACGGCGGGCAACTCTGGGGGACGCCCCTTCTTTACGGCCAACATCCGCTGCGAGCGGTAAATCGTCCGGGCACAACGTGCCAATCGATTAAAAGAAGAAGCGTCAACAGAATGCTGACTCATGACCCCATTACCATTCCTGACGAACTCCTTGAGGGATGGAGGTCTAAACGGTACGAAACCAGACCCTCCTCTCGTAAGAAGGGCATAGGCTTCGCAGAACACGAAACCTATCTTAGACCGGTAAGACTTACCCTCATGGAGTTCGCTTCCTATCGCATGGGCTCTTTGCGAATAGGAAGAGACGTTATCGGGATGAGTGACAGCCGCCAGATCATCACCACAGATGATCCTGTGCGGACCGAGTCTATCACTCATCCAGTGATTGAGGAGGCTGAGGATCGAGAACGAGCACGGAGTGCCCATCAACGATCCTCGAACTTTAGGTACCTCCACACACCCATCAATCACATCATAACGTCTTCGGCAAGCTTCAGCCGTTGCTGGTTCCATGTCCGAAAGACGGTAACGGACATAATGCGGATTCTGGCCCAAACCGAGAGACTCGGTGAGGGACTGGACAAGGTGTGCGGGCATGCCTGCACGGCCAAGACCAGATATGACAGACAGAATCGCATCATGTCCAAAACCGTCAGTGGCACAAGTAAGGTCTGCCGAAAGGAAGACCTTACTATCATGGATACCACCCGCAACTCGAGCAAGGATGTCGTCTTCCGTATGCGGAGCATACGGAAGGACTGGACGACATCTCTCGACGATACGGGGCCAGAGGACCTGTCTCACAAGGTCTCCCTGGGCAACAACTGCTGCCGGCGGAACGGTAATGACCCGTGCCTTCATCCCCAGCTCAGCAATTACGGATGCACGATGGACCACACGACTCCCCGCTTCTCTCCGGAGGAGCCAAGCGGTTGCACTTGCTTGGCCACGGAGAGCGCTCGACAATGTCGGGGGGTCGTGAGGTGCGTCGCGACGTACTTGCTCGCTGAGTCTACGCTCGAATTCGGACGCGAGTCGGGAACGCTCGGGATTACCACTTCCCGGCGCGGGACGGCCACCACGAAGGTAGCCTTCCCCTGCAGCCTGCCAAGACTCTCTTACGAGAGAATTGACGTAACGGCTGTAGCCGCCCGACTCTCGTCCGGATTCAACCGTAGCTGCGGACGAAGAAGGCACGGTGTACGAAGTTCGTTGTTGGAACGCGCCCTTCATCAGTGTGTAAACGTGATGCTTAATGTCCTCGAGCAACCGAGGAGGACTCACGTGTCTGATGGAGAGCCTATTAAGGTGCTGGGAGATAGATTGTTTACACACACTCTCTGGCGCGCATGGCAATGCGCGGGCAACCCTGGTGAAGGCCAGTTTGCCCTTTGTGTCGAGAGTGCGATTAAGCCAGTAAACAATCTTCTTAGGGAGATGAGAGGCGACG